TTCGCGCTTGTGGTCTTGGACAGATGGCATCGAGCTAACCGATGGTTCGTTAAAGCTGGCAGCGTTGTGGACGCATTGGGGCGATGGCTTTGTGAATGCCGCGCACCCTCAACGCTACGCGCTCGACGTGGACACCCAGGCCGGGCACACAAGAACGATCGGCGGCACGCCCGTAGACGTGGTGCCGGTAGATAGAAAGAGCATTCTTAAGTTTAGCAGCAAGGGGCCGGGCGGCGGCTCGCTTGGGCAGTTTGCCGCCGCGATGGATCCGCTACAGGCTGCGGAGGCGCTGCGCCTATACGAGCAGGGCTTGGCGGTCTATGCTGGGCTCAACCCGGCAGACTTGCAGATCACCCAAGCGCAGAGCGGCTATGCCATTGTTGTAAGCCGCGACGGCCAACGCAAGGCGCAAAAGATGGTCGAGCCGTCGTTCAGGATTGCAGATCAACAGCTACTCGCCACCGCTGCCAGGCTGTCAAACTTCTACAACGGCACAACGCTAAGCGAAGATCCGCGCGAATATAAGATCCGCTATCGCTCGCTCAAGCCATCGATCGAAGAGATGAAGGCCACCGCTGAGCTAATCCGCGCCGAGGTTGACCTTGGCGTGATGTCAAAGCTTGACGCGCTGCGAAAGCTGCACCCAGAAATCGAAAGCGACGAAGACGCACTTGAGCGCCTGCTAAGGGTGCGCCAGGTTGAAGCGGAGTTGTCTGGCCTTGAGCGGGTAGAAGATGGCGACGTTGACGTTGACGACGACGCGCCAGTGGCGGCCATGCCAACCGAAGCGGAGAACGTACAGCTAACAGCGCTGAACGGTGCCCAGGTCCAAGCGGCCCAGGGTATTGTGCAGGCGGTGGCCGAGGGCATGCTGCCGCGTGCTTCTGGCGTGCAGATGCTGGCGGCCTTTTTCAATCTGCCTTTACCAGCCGCCGAGCGAATCATGGGCGCGGTGGGCAGCAGCTTCAAAGCACCTACACCAGACACGAACGAGGGATAGATCATGTCAGAAGAGAACACACCCCAGGCACCATCCACCACCAGCAACGGCACAAGCAACGGCGCACAGATGCCCCACCAGCAAGAGAAGCTGGTGCCGTCGTTCAGGCTTGCCGAGGCAATCAGCGCCAAGCGCAAGGCAGAAGAAACAGCCACCACCGCCGCGCAGCAAATCGCAGATCTTCAAGCAAAGCTCGAGGCTGCCAATAACCAGCTATTGACAACTCAGACAAGCCACCAGCAAGAAATGCACTTGATTGAAAAAGGCTTCAACGCTCCAAGCGTGCGGCGCTTTTTCCGTCGCGAATATCAGGCGGCTGTTTCAGAGCTGCCCGGCGATCAGCGCCCAGGCTTTGACGCCTGGCTAGATGCCAACCGCGAAGATCCGTTGTATTCGGTACACTTCGATCGTATTGCCCAGCCAACCGCCACCGCGCCGAATGCCGAGGCTACAACAGCGCCAACCACCGCGACACCAGCACCAGCAGCCACCGACCAATTGCAAACCTTGATCGCTGCGCTCACCGGCAACCCCAACGCCGGAGCCTCTCAGCCTGCCGACAACCGCGCTAAGGAATGGACACCCGAAGAGATCCGCAAGGTCAAGGCACGCCACAACGGCACGCTCGGCCCGCACGCTGAAGAGATCAAGGCATACCACCGCGCAAAGAGCGGGATTAAGTAGCGCTTGACAAGACAACGCTTGCCCCAGTATTTAGAGAATAAGCCGCGACACGCGACCGTCTGCGATAGTGACGCACCCAAAGTCGGCTTGAAAGAAACAAATAAAAACCGACTTTTGGAGAACCCATGCCAGTTACCAATGCTCTGACTTATGCTCAGGCTGAAACCAACGGCGCAGCCGTAGCCGAGATTCTCGGCGCTGAAATCACACAAGCACTTTTTGATCCCACCGATCTGCGCTCTGTGTGTACCCGCATCACCTCGAACGGATTTGGATCCGATACCATCAACGTCATTCAAGACATCGCACCCGGTGCCTTTGCGCTCAGTGGTGAGAATGGCGCTTTGGGCTTGGCGGCCACCGCTTACACCACTCAAGAGTTTGATATTTCTCTTGTGCAATACCGCCGCGCTTATGCTGCCGCTGACTTGCTGCCCGTAAGTGGATCGCCTGTCAACATCGATCGCATGGTGGCAAATCTGATGCAAGGTGTAGCGCTGACCTTTACGTCTATTATCTGTGACGCACTGCCGACCTTTGCTGCTCAAGTTGGCGCATCTGGCGTGGCATTGCAGATCGATGACATCTACGATGCTGCGTTTACGCTCAACAGCGCTTTGAATGCTGGCCCCTATACCTGCGTTTTAAGTCCCGTTCAGTGGAATCACTTCCAAAGCAGCCTACGCTCGGAAACCGGCAGCGCTACCTTTTTGCCAGCGACCAATGAAGCACTCGCATCTCGTGGACCCGGCTATCGCGGATCTTGGATGGGGATCGACGTGTTCGTGGCTGATGCGGTGGATACTCACGGCGGCAACGACCAAGGCGGCATGTTTACGCAAGGCGCGATCGCTTATGCGATGGGCAATGTTTCGGCAATGGCTGGCCAAGTGCCACCGGCCAACCTTATCGTCGATGCTGGCGAGCTGGTTGTTGAGTTGGATCGATCCGCAGCAGACGGCGCAAGCTCAGTCTGGGCAACCATGATCATGGGCGTTTCCGTCGCTGATCAGAGCCGAGGCGTAGAGATCTTGTCTTCCGCTACCTGATAAACCCAGGCACCGGGGGCGGTGGTTTTTGACTCCATACCACCACCACCGCTCCCGGCTATGCCGCACCCCAAAGAGACACCATGAAAGAAACGCTCCACCTTAGAAAGCCAACCAAAGAGAAGAACGTCATCCGGCAAGATGAGGGCTTGCCGATCGGACCACGCGATAAACCCACATACAAGTTTGTATATGTGCACTATCCCAAGGCGTGGACGTTCGACCTTGAACTCGGTTTTCTGCCTACAATTAAGAAGATGAAGGCCCGCGCTGGCTTGAACGGCGTAAAGCAAAACGGATCAATGGCGCTAACGCTTGCCAAAGTCCAAGAGAACGGCGGCACGGTGCTTGATCCGAAAGATGAGCGCCTGGGCGAATATCAAGACTATGTGTGCTTCTACCCAATACGTGGCCAAGAGAATGGCAAGTACTACGTTGAGTTTAACCAAAGCGCGGTGGTGCTGCCGTCAGATGAGATCATCTGGAATACAAGCGAGCAGCGCGAAAGCTGGAAAACTTTCCAGGCTTATATTCGTGACAGCGGGATGATCTCGCCGCTATTGCGGGCTGTCTTTGTTGGTATGGTAGAGCGTGAGCGCAATAAGCGCGACAGCTTGATCGGCCGCGTAGACCGCAACCCGCACCTTGGCAAGCGCTTAGCAGAATGCGAAGCAAAGCTCGAGGCGATGGAGAAAGCCTGGCGTGCCTATTCGGACGGCTTAGCAAAGAACACAGCACCAAGCGCCCCCACCAAGCGTACAGCAACGGTGGCAACATGAGCGGCGAGCGCCCAGGGCAGCGCGAGAAGATCGCAAAGACTGTTCGCCAAATGGTCAAGGGCGGCGCGAATCCAGATTACGCCAAGAAGAAGGCGATCCAATCAGCTATCAGAGACGATAGGCGCAACAGCGCGAAACGATAACACCAACAAAACCAAGAGGTTGAAATGTCATTCGACGGGAAAAACCCTTTCAAAATTCTACGCCAAACCTGGAACCCAGGCGGGTACGAAAAACAAACGCTCGCAGGAAACAAAACGCTGACGCACTCAGACGCGCAGATTATCGGCCTTGATTGCGGCGGCGATGGTCGTGACGTTATTTTGCCCGCACCCCGCAAGGGCGCTTGGTTCTGGATCTTTAATCATTCAGGCGACGCAGATAATCTTTCTGTCAAACAGGCCGATGGATCAACTGCGCTCGCTACCATCAATCAAAACGAAAGTGGATTGTTTTTCTGTCCCGCAGATGCCGCAGACGACGCGAATGATGGCTGGGATCTAATGGGCTTGATCACAATCGCAATGGGCTAATCAGATGTCCGACACCATCTACTCAGCAAGATGGGCAGGTCCTACGTTTATCGAGCGTGGGAAAGACCAGACCGTCTCCGTTGCCATTGAGCGCAGCGGGGCGGCGGTCAGCCTGACCAGTGGCACGCTAACCGTTTACAAGCCCGGCTCGACCGAGCCTATTGTGGATGCGGTGGCGGGCACTGTTGCGGCTGGTGTCTTCACATCTGCCACAATTGCAGCAGCTACAACCAGCGCAGAAGAGCTTGGCAAGAATTGGTTGATCAAGGTTGATCTGGTGATCTCCGGCGCGACCTATACGTTCTACAATGACGCGGTGCTCTGCTTGGCCCGGCTGTATCCGACTATCGGGCAGACGGATCTCGTTGCTCGGCATAGCGAGGCGGCCAACCTGTTGGGCGCGTCAATCACCAGCCTGCAACAGTATATCGATCAGGCGTGGGCAGACATTACCGATAGGCTCTATCTTGACGGCGTGCCCTTTTGGCGGTGGCGTACACCCAGCGCTTTGCGCCAAGTGCTTTTCGATCGGTCGTTTGAATTGCTGTTCTTTGACTATGCCACGCTGCTTGGATCGAATGACCGCTACTTTGCATTCGCTGAGCGATACGCTCAAGCCTACGAGCGCAATATGGAGCAGCTACGATCCACGATCGACAACGACGAAGACAACACCGTCAGCGATGAGTTGCAGACCGGCTCAAGCGTGATCATGCTGAGCGGCACGCGCCGCAGGTGGTAGGCAGATGACGCCCAACGCAGCACTAACGGCGGTGATCGCTCGCCTGACAGCCGCCGGGCTGGTGCAAGCAAGATCACCCCTTGGCGTAACCAAGGCCAGCTCGCAGCGGGTAAACCGTTCTTTTTCCGTCTTGCCCCAAGGGCTCGCGCCGTCTTCATCACCAGGGCGAGGGCGGCCAGCGGTGGACGGCCTACGGGTTGACCAGACCTTCAAGATTGAGTTGGGCCATTCGGTCAAGCCTGGAGACGGGCAAGAAGCGCCGAGCCAAGCACTACAAGATCTCCATCTTGCGATGAAACACATAAGCGCTTTTGGCACCACGCTAACCACGCAAGGCGCGATCATCTTTCAACCAGCTACGCACGTTTACCAGGGCGGCGGCGCGTTTATGGTTACCACCTTCACGCTTCGTGTGACCTACGAATTAACGCTGGTGATCTGATGGCACTGTCTAAGTCATTGCGGGATGAGCTTAGCGGACGGGGCAAGATACGAGCCCGCGCCAAACTGCCAGAGATAAACGCCTACATCAAGCGAAAGAACGGCGGCCCGCGTGCGCTGGTGCCAACAGAGGTGCAGATACTCAACCAAGAGGCCAGCGCCCAGCTAAGGGTGATAATGATGAACTGGCCGGTTGCCACCGGCACAAGCCGCGCAGGCTGGGCGTTTTATGTGAGTGGGAGAATGGGCGCGGTGGAAATCGTGTTTGAAAACCCCGTGTACTATTCCGGCTGGATTGTCCGCAAGGGATCCAAGGCGGTGGCGTCAGGTGGTGAGCCGTGGTTTCACGAACTAATGCCGCAGGTATGGAAGGCGGGAAAGCCGCGCTTGATTAGGCGGCTACGCGATCAGATAGATAAAACGCAAAAAGAAATCGAGGCGCTCAAAGCTCAGGGCAACAGCCAGCGCCGCGCCGAGCAGCTCGCAGGGCAAGGCAAAATGCCAAACCCGGCGGCCATACTTGAAGAAGCGCAGCGCAAAGCCACGCAGACGCAACGCTTAGGCCAAGCCCTATCGAGGTTTTTCTAATGCCTGCATCCGTAAGCATGAGCGTAGATTTGCCAGAAGTGACCAACGCGATCGACACAGCGACGATCGAAACCTTGCACATTTTCGAGCGGCAAGTGCTGGACAAAGTGACCGGCGATATTTGGAAGGGCTTTAAATATGGCGAGTATTACCCACCAGAGCAGCGCGGCACCTCGGGCGAATCCTGGCGCACCCGTAAGCTTTCCAAGGGTGACGGCGGGCGGTTTGCGCTTGGCTTTGTGTTAGAAAACAAAGCCGAAGTTCAAGCACGCACCGGCACCTATGAGCCCAAGTATTGGGGCAGACCAAGCGGCACGTCAAAGCCATACTCCAACAACAACGTCGGCCAGTATTACGCGGCGTTTGTGCAGAAGTCAGGCGCAAGCCGCCCACTTTATTTGGATGTAATCGACATGATAAAGACGGACCTTGTGCCCGATTTTCAGACCGAGTTATTGATTAATATATTGAATGCGCTTTCTGACAATAGAGAAACGCGAGACATGCGGCTTGATAAGGGCGGCGAGTTTTTCGAGTTCGACCTCTGATAGAATAAACACCACCACCACCGGAGATAATCATGGCAATTTCTAACGTCGTAAAGGTACGCCGCGACGGCACAATTACATTAACCAGCGGCGGCGGCTCGCCTGTCACGCTCACGGTAGATTATGAAGACGGCAACTTTACCGCCGATCTGCTTGGAGCCGAAGAAGACCGGATCGTCATTCGCGACCGTGGGACAATCGTTGGCCTTAGAAAAGGCGACGATCAAGTTGGCTCTTTGAGTTTCAGTGTTCATTTTCGCGAGTTTACCAATGCAGGCGCTTCGGGCGTTGTGCTTGATTTTATCAACGGCACTCAAGCCGGCTCGGCGCTCACCACCACGGGCGGCGCTGGATATGAGCAATTCTTGTGCACTGTGAAGATGACATGTGAAGGCACCGATCACGGCGATTCAGCGGATGCGGCTGTGCAGTTTGAATATGTGCTGCTGACCGCTGACTTTAGCGAGGGCGATCCCGACGTGCTCAACTTTCAGGGCGAGGTATACGGCGGAATCACGCGCACCGGCCAAAGCTGATCTAAATAGAGAGGGACACAATGCGAGACACAATTACGATCAAGGGATTGGGTGAGGTGCATCTGCAACCGCCCAAAAGCTACGTGGCAATCAATGACATCATCTCCGAATATAGCGCCAACCAAGAAAAGCGGTCTAAGCTTGCAAGGCTTAGCGCCGCCGCTCTTGGCGTTTGTTGGAGTGATAAGAACGCCACCGCTGCGCCGGTTTACGATGTCAACGACGGGGAGATCATTGCTTACGGCGGTGAGATGCTCGATTGGCTTATGCGTCAAAAGGTTGAGTTGGCCAGCTTTTACACGCAGACCGGGCCGCTCTTCTTTGAGCTTTACGACCTCATTCCAAAAGAGAAGGAGGTGGCTGATCAGGCCGACAGCTTTCCTATCGAAGGGGATGCTGGATTATCTAGCGCTGAAGATAGCCCAGGCTTGGAATCGGGAGCCTAATTGGTTTTATACGTTGCCAAGAGCCGAGCAAATCAAGGTGATGGCAGCGTATCGAATCGACATGATGCCGCCGGATCAACGCCGGAAAAAATCGAAGGGTGACAAAAAAGCGCTAATCAAACAGAAGATCCAAGAGTACGCGAATCGGGACAGGGTGAAACATGGCCGCTGACGGAACAATTGCAATCACTTTAGAGGTGAATCCCGAAGACGCAAACGCCGGGCTTGGCTTGGTCAACAAAGCCTTAGAAGGATTCGCCAAGCAGGCCAAAGAATCAGGCAAAGACTTTAGCGCCATGATCGGCGATGTTGACGCAGCCGCTAAGCAGTTGTCAAAGCAGACAGGCGCATCGTTCAAAGAAACGAAAAAGGCCATCAGCGATTTTCAAAAGCAAACAACCGCCGACACCAAGCGCTTAGCCAAAGAGCAGCAGAAAGCCGCCAAAGAAGTGGCGAAGGCAAATGGTGCTAATGTTGTTGGGCTCGACACGTTACGCGATAAAACCGGCGAGTTTGATTCTGCCATTAAGGGCGCGGCAAGCGGTGTAGATCTATTCTCCAAAAGCGCTGGGAAGAATCTTTGGTTTCTTGGTGAGATGTCCGGCGGTATCGAAGGCGGCGCTCGGCTGACCAAACTGTTTGGCGGTGCTGCGTCAAAGCTGGCGCTTCCGCTGGGGCTGATGGGTGTTGCGGCGGTGGGTGTTGGCGCTGCCATCTTTGGCATGGGCAAGAAGGCACGCGGCGCTAAGGTGGACATGGAGGCGCTTGGCGATGCGCTCGAGGCTGCGCGGACAAGTGCGCTAAGCGTTGAGGGCGTAAAGCTTGAGATCGCCGTCCAACAGGGCGAAATGGAGCAGCTCGAAGCTGACTTCATGAAGATCGAAGAGCAGGTCAAGCAAAGCTATAAAAGCCGGCTCGATCAAACCGACGCCTTCTTTAAAGAGCACATCGATGCAGTAGAATCGGCACTTAAGAAAGAAAAGAAATTAGAAGAGAAATTAGAAAATGAACAGAAAGGTGCACGCCGACACCACATTAGGAAGGATCTTGAAAAAGCAAGAAAGGCAAGAATAAAAGCTACCGATGCACTAAAAGAAGAACAGGCCGCATTTAGCAAAGGTGCAAAAGCATGGCGCAAAGTCCGCGCGAATATGGAAGAAGAGATCAAGCTGCGCAAAAAGCTGAATCAACTGTTCCAGATTGATAAGTCGGACAAAGAAGACGAAGACGAGAAAGAGGAGCGTAGAGCCCGCCGGAAGGCAAGAAAAGACAAAGCTGATGCAAAGGCGCTAAAGGTACAGCAGAAGCGAATTCGCGTTGCTGATCTACTCGCTCAAAGCCAAGGGGCGCTTGCTGTAGCTGAACGGCAATATGCCAAAGAAATCGAAGAGATCACTAGGCTTGACGCTGACCTTGGACTATCCAGCGAAAAAACCGCTGAGTTAGTAGCGGCTGCTTGGAAAAAGCGGACAGACGCTATTGAGGCGGCAGAAACGAAGACAGAAAAAAGCACCGAAAAAATGCAGGAAATGACGCAGAAAGAAGCTGATCAATTGCTTCTTATGGGTCAATCCAACATTGACGTAATTAAGAATCAGTATGACGAAAGGCACGACAAACTAACTACAGCGCTTGAGGCTGAGTTGATCACCTTCGAGCAATTCTTAATTGCTGAGAAGGCACTGCAAGCAAAATACAGCGACGATATGATGGCGGCAGAAGTGCAAGCCATCCAAGACCGGATTCAACTGGTAGGCAATTTTGCCAATCAACTTGGCGACCTAACTGCGGCAGGAATCGAACAAACGCTACAAGGCATCGAGCAAGAAGAGAAGGCAGCATTGGCGCGAGCTGGTGACGATTTAGAAGCCCAAGAACAGATCCGCAAAGAATACGAAGCCCGGCGCAAAACAGAATTAGCCAGCGCTTTCAAACTCCAAAAGGGCGTCGATATAGCAAGCGCTATTATGTCCGGCGCAAGCGCCGCGATTGGCGCACTGGCTCCACCGCCAAAAGGAATGGGGCCCAATCCCGCTGGTCTTGCAATGGCCGCGCTCGTAGCGGCAACCACGGGCACGCAGGTGGCAACTATCGCGGCACAACAGCCAGCGTTTCACCAAGGCGGCATCGTTGGCGGCATTGGAGATCAGCAGATCACCGCCCAAGGTGGAGAGGTTGTTTTGAATCGTGAAGCGGTGGCGGCGCTTGGTGGTGCCGCTTCTGCCAATAGCTTGAATGCTGGCGGCGGTGGTGGTGGTGCGGTGGTAGTTCAGATGACATACAAGCAAAGAGTCTTTGACGCTGTAGTGGCTGACAACATCGCCAAAGGTGGCCCGCTTAGATCGGCTCTAAATCGGAGCGCTCGAGCAGGGCGGCGCGGTAGAATCGGAGGGCTTCTTTAATGGCGCAATTTAACAAATCAACCTTTCGCGGTTTGCTGTTGCCAGATGACAACATCACCGAAGGCAACCTAAGCAGCACACACAGCAGCTACAGCCAGGCCGGGCCGCTGCCAGGCGTACCAGAGCCACAAGCCGACACAGATCTAAACCTTGAAGCAAGCGGCAGCCAAAGCGCGTCTAAGCAATTGCGGATAGCTACTCAGCGCGGTGGGCATCCCGATCGCGGTGGCGCTTCTTTCCGATGGAAAAACGAAGCCGACGCCGGCACGCTTTGGCGAGGCTGGACACAACCCAGCGCTATGAGCGGATGGGAGCCGATCAACATTGGCAACCCGTTAGCAAGCTCCGGCACCATTGAAGCGCTCGATCCAGACTCGGCCACATTAGACGACGGGCGGATCGCCTATGTATGGCACCGCAAATCTATCTCTGGTGTGACGAATACCTATGCAACGCGCTTTCAAACGGTAAGCGCAGCAGGTGTCTTTAGTACAGCGGTGGACATAAACACCACCACCACCGCGATCACGGAAGGCTTGCACCCGTCTATCGTAAAGATGCCAAATGGCCGCCTGATGGTGTTTTCCTATTATGAAGACATCGCCCAGGAAAAGGTGCAGATCCGCGTTGACTATAGCGACGACGACGGCGCTAACTGGGTGCTGGCATCCACCGCCGCACTTGACGAAGCGATTGACGTTAGCGGCTCGGCTGGTGCTGGCGCGGCTGGTTATGACCTTGACGAAAGGCCAGCGGCTAAGATGCGCGTTCGGTATAGCGGCGGCCAAATGATCATGCTGATTTGTTTCCGCGCAAACAACACGAGCTTGGCATGCCGTGATGGCGTGTTCCAATATGCGAGTAGTGACTTGGGCTTTAACTTCCAGCTTGTCGAAACAACCAACGGGGCAAGCTTCAACATCACCCAAGCTGAGCCGGTAGCAACTGAGAACGGTTTCAATGTTTTCTTTCTGAGCTTGGCCGGATCTAATGAGGTGGTGCTACGGAGAAACCTGGCCAGCGCATTTGTTCCGCTGTCCACCGCGAGCAATCTAAACGGGCCGTTATTTGCAAGCGGTTTCGATCCCGGCTACTGGTCGAGTCCTACTTGGTCAGATGGTGATTTGACTTCGACAGTGGGTGAAGATGGGATTCTCTATTTGATCTCGCGCGGTGGTAAAGCTGCCACGGGCAACAAGCGCGGCGACGTTGTGATCAATATGGATCGCAGCGGTGGAAACGATCTAATCAACTACTATGAGATCATGGGCCAAGGGACCGATTTTGGTTCACTATTGCAGGGCATGATCTACTGGGCACAAGACACCAACGATCACCCCGTGGCGTTGTCAGTAACAGCCGGCCAAGGGCGCTTGGCGTTGTTTCATAATTGGAGCGCCAGCACTTCAACTCGAGACAACAGCTTGGCGGTGATGTGGCTCGGCGGGTATACGACGGCGACCTTGGGAGACTTCGACGCAAGCGGAGAAATCCCGCGCCGGGTGTGCTGGGATTATTCCTATCTGCCTTTTGATACTCCAGACAACTTTGCAGGCTGGACGGCTACAACCAGCGGCACCAGCTCGGCAGATGTGGCAAGCGGCTATCTTGCTGTGTCTACCACGTCAGGGCGGCGGCTCTATTACAAGTCTGCGCCGGGCACTATTGCCGAAGGCATCATTGTTTATTTTGGCGTTGAGATGGTTTCTCAATCTGTGCCGGTAAATGACGAAGTGGTTGTAAGGGTTACCCAAGCAGACGGCAGCGACGAGCACGTCGCTGATATTGTAATCAGGCTCGCCACGGTAAAGGTAGAAGACAACAACGGAGGCGCGGCGCTGGGCACGTTGTCGATTGATACCACCGATCCAGGTGTCGAGGTGTTGGCGTATTTCAAAAGCGGCAAGATTACTTGCTATGCGCGGAGCCGTACAAATGCCGCCGATAAACAATGGCAGCAGGTATGCAGCAACGCCACGGTGAGCGACGGCGGCACCGGTTCAAGCGAGGTACGCTTTGGTCATCTGGCTGGCAGCACAGCTTCGTCGCGGTGGTATTTCTTACAGTTTGTAAGCGATGAGTGGGCCGGCGGTGTGCCGTATGCGGAAGGCTTCACTAACCCAGGCGATCTAAGCGGTGCGCCGCTTTCCAGCTATCGCAAGACCTATGTTGACGACGGTGTCTTTGTGCGTGGCATCGATGGCCCAACTAAGCCCGGCGATTCTTGGGATATTGATACACGCTACGAATACCCGATAAGCAACGTGATCCCAGGCAGCCAACCAAGCCCGGCCAAGGGTTGGCGCTCAACGGACGAAACCGAGCAAACGATAGCTTGGACCTTTGGCGGGGTGAATCGTTACCGCGAGTTAGGGCTATACCTTGAAGGGTGCAACTGGCGAAACGCCAACCTCCAAGCGTGGAACGGCTCGAGCTGGTCAACGATTGCAGCCATTGACATGGCCAGCGGCCAAACGTCTTTGGCTTATTCGCAAGGCGACACTTCAATGTTTGTCAATCCAGCGGGCAGCACATCACCAGGCCGATATTTTGAAATGAACGAATTGGTCGGTGGCGTTGTACGAGTGACACCATCAAGCGGGGCAGCTTTCTCGCGTAGCATCACAGCCAACAGCGCCGGCCAATGGACCCAAGAAGCTGGCCATGTACGAACAACGCTTGCCATAGAAAGCACGCCGGTTGTGCTTAGCACCACGGGCTCGCTTGACATCTGGAGCCCACGAATTCTGATCGTGATCCACAACCTGGCGCAAAGCTATAAAGGCTTTCGGCTTGTCATCGCGGCCAGCCAAAACACACCGCAAGGCTATTACACGATCGGCCAAATGGTGCTTGGTCCAATGCACTTGTTTAGCCACGATTATAGCTGGGGCAGGGCGCTGAGCACTGAGCCAAACACCGAGGTTGTGACCTATCGCGACGGCTCCCGCTCAAGCTTTAAGAAAGCCAGCAACCGCCGCGCGGTGTCGTTTGGATGGGGTGAAGGCGTCGACGTTACAGCGATCCAAGGCGCAACACCCGATCCCGATTACGTAATGAGCACCAGCACTTCGGGCGCTCTACCGTTTGGCTATCGTGGCGATATGCCTTCAACGCTCAACCAAATTAACGCACACACCGCTGGGCCAAATCTGCCGATTGTATATTGCCCAGCGATTGACGCGGGCAGCAGCGGCAACGACACCAAGACGATCCAAGGCATGGCCCAAATTTATGGGCGCATCATGTCCGGCGTAAGCACCGATTCTATTGTGGGCGAAGAGTTGAGCGCCACCGCTGGCGAGGTGTTGCGGATCTCTAATGTAGAAATCGAAGAAGAACTATGAAGACAGGGCGGCGATTTACTGAGGCAGAGCTTAGGCTGGGAGCCGATCCGATTTGGATCTTGGATCTCACCTTGGGCGGTGTCGTTTATCGCTTCGCTACGGAAACCGTAAGCATTACAGATGGTTCGGATTCGCTGCTCTACCATGGCACGCTCAGCAATGTAGACTACGCCAGCAGCTTGGAGTTTGTGTCGCCAGATTTTGAAATGCCGAGCGCTGCAGTTGCGGTCACCTTTCGCGAAGACATCGCAAAGCGAATAGCTCAAGGCGTCGATTTGGGTTCGGCCACCGCACAGCTCGCGCTCTGGATCGATGGCAACGATTACGACGACCGCCAAGTGCTTATAGAAGGCCGGGTCGATGTGCCAAGCTACGGCGCTGTTGGCGAGCCGGTTACCTTCAGCATCGAGGCCGATTGGCTGAGAAAAAGCCGCAGCATTCCTAATGCCACGCAAGTGATTGACGATTTGGTTTTTGATGACGCGGACGATAACGCAGAAGGCAACACCTACCCGATTATCATTGGTGCGCCAGGGCGTCAGACTTTCAGCGGCTCGCCGATTTATATTGTGGATGACGGCACCTCAAGCGGGACGGTGCTTGGTTTGGTGGCGGGCCATGCTTGCACCGCTGCTACTGTGCAAGTGTTGCGCGTACAAACCAACGGCACATCGACAGCCTATTCGCCTAAGACGCTCTACACAGCGCAAGACAGCAACGGCAATACATACGCCTATGTAGCCATGACCGGGCAATATACGGAAGGCGACACTTTCTTCGCGATGTTTAATGAGGGCGGCGGCGGGCTACTGAATCCCTATTCAGTTGGCATCGATTCTAACGGCGACAACACGCCCACCTATTTGACCGGTGGCGGTGATCTTGTCCGCTATCTATTACACCAGACCGGCGCAAAGATTGACGACGGCAGGTGCGTAACAGCCGCGCCATTTCTAAACTCGATCCAATTCGAGGGCTTTATCGGTGAGCGCGTCGACGTCATGAGCTTTCTACAAGATGAAATCTTGCCGCTGTTGCCGTGCTCTTTGCGTGCTTCAAGTGAAGGGATCTATCCGGTGGTCTGGCGCTATGACGCCACAACGAAAGACGCGGTGGCCAAGCTGACGGCAGACCGGGAGATCTTCCGCGATGGCTTGGTTGATTTTGAGAGCAACGAAATCGCCAACGAGATCTCGATTAAATACCGGCACAACGTCAGATATAACCGGCTTAAAAAAGCGGTTACCGTTACCGGGGATCTGCACAAACGCACCAGCGGCTTTTTGTGGCGTAACGATTACGCGGTGGCAAGCATGAGCCGCTACGGCTTGCGGAGTATGGAATTGGAAACCGAGATGATCACCAGCCGAGCAAGCGCCGGGCGGGTGATTAACTGGATGTCGCGTGCCTATTGTGGCCGACATAGAACAATCAAATACAGCGCACCGCAGCGCCTGGGCTGGCTTGAGGTTGGAGACGTTATTGCGCTTACCGATAGCGAGCTGCATTTATCCGATCAAGTTGCAATCGTTCAAAGCATCGAATGGGGCGAAACGGATCTACTGTTCACTTTTTTGATCGTGGCAGACTTGCCGCGCGATACAATACCCACGGGATAATAGGAGGCCCACAATATGGCATATTCGGCAACGGCGACCCTCACACACATAGGGGGCAGAGACTATAAACTGGTCATTTCAGAAACTGAAGCGGGAGCAGCTACAGAAGCCACCATCAACGGTCTACCAACAAAAGGCCGGGTGTTGGCTCAACTATGCACTAAAGCATCTGGGACTGCTACCACAGTAGCACCAATTTTAGTAACAGCCGCCGGATCAAGTGCTGCCGTGGAGACGGTATGCCAGGCAACAGCCGCAGCAGATCAAAGCAATTCTTTTGAGCCGCCGAGCCGATACCATGTAGACAACGGCACGCTATACCACCGCACGGTTTGTGACACATCGGGCGGCGGGGCCGCCAATGCAGTGACCACAGTGTATTTCATTCAAGCGGGTTGGTAATCATGGGCATTGCAAGACCAGTATTTACAGGAAACCGGGGTACGCGCAGACGCCAAGATCAAGCGGGCGGCGGCGGTGGCGGCTCTACCGCTAAGTGGGAGACGTGGTCAGATTTTGACATGTCAAAGATCGCCGATGGCTCTGACTGGAAAAAAATCGAGGGTGCCGGAATCGGATCGATTGACGTGACGGCGGCGATGTCTGGCGATCAACTGCACATCACGTTCCCCGATATTGGCAGCGGATACAACTGCCGCAACCAAGGCAACGAGCAAAAAGGGCTTTGGTTCATTCGCAAAGTAAAGCTGGATCCATGGGAAAACCAAGCGACACCCACCGGCCAAGCAGGCAACTTTCAAAGCGAAAGCACGTTGCTAAAACTTGAAATGCAGTTCGATCACACCAACGGGCCAATCAATGGCAATTCGGATCAATCCTATGGGCACCAAGTCCACGCGGCTTGTGGGATTATTGCTTATGATTCCGACCAAGGCACAGATCCGGTTTTGCCAAGCAACACTCACAACTATGCGGGTGCGTATGTAACGAAAAACCGGGCCAACGATCCAAACAGCTTTAGCAACGCTTCCCAAAAGCTTAGCATGTATAAGTCGGGCATCTTTTCCAGATTGGGCAAAGGGCCGGGCGAAGGGCGCATATGGCGCAATCAACCAGGCTCGGACACAACGTCTCACGATGCCATTGTTTTCCAGGCCGGTCTATCAACAAACATCACATCACACCCTATCGGCTCAAACAATGAAGAGATGTTGTCCGGTTCTTACTCAACAACCGATCCGTTTGGGCCGATGGTAAAAACCACGCAGACCACGAACAACTCATGCCGTTTTGGCGGGAAGCATTTATATCTGGCGTGCTGGTTTGGTTTCGATGCCAACGGTAAAAAAGGCGGCGTTATACGGATTTCTAAGTTCCGCATGTTGCTTCAACCCTTATCTGCACGCGCTGCATTGGAGTAATCATGGCCTCGATTTGTTTGTTTGAAACGAAGAGCACAAGCGCAGCCGAAGACCTTGTTAGTGCGGTGGCGGCTGGTGAGTTGTGGGGCGTTGATATGGGCACCACATCTAAAAGCTGTTCTTATTCTAAGTTTGTTTTAGTTGAATGCACCGCCAACAGAGCCTTGCAAATCACTGATGTTATTCCCGAAGATGTATCTTTGAGCAGTACAGAAGATGACGTGTCAAGCTTCACAGATGCCACCGCCAACGAAAAAGCATGGTATTTACGCGGCAAGCTATAGGGGGCGACCAATGGAACAAAGGCTACGGGCCGCAGAGCAAAAAGTGGCGGTATTAGAAAACCGGGCAGATGTGCTCGAGGGAGATGTGGCAATGATCAAAGCTGATCTAAAGTTGATCCGGCAAGATATAGCCAGGGCTCAAGGCTTGATCTGTGCCATTGTCTGCATAGCTCAGAGCTTGTCTATTCTGATTCTGGGCTGATGGAAAGCCAGCTCGCAGCAAGCCTAATAGACGCCGGGATCACTGGCGTCTTTTTGCTGTATCTAATGGCGACAACCCGCGAGCAATCGCGGCGCTTAGATGCCTATGTTGACCGGCTGCTTAAGACCTTGGAAACAATCGAAGAAGAAAGAGAAAAAGGCTTCGATAAAATCCGAGATAGATACGACGAGGTGATTGCCAAATATGACGGCGAGCGCGATACCTTATTGCGTGACATCTCGGCCAAGCTGGATGAGGGCTTAAAAGAGATGCAGAACGAGCGCCTGGCGCGAATCGCCAAGAGCCGTGGAAAGTGAGCAATGAAGACAGCAAAGCAAGCAGTGGGCCGCCGTGGCTTTGGATTGCCGCGCTCTTGGGCGGTGGTGGGACGCTGGGCGGCTTGCAGTTCAACAACAGCACCAACGCTCCACCGCCAGCGCCAGCGCCCAGCCTGGGCGAATGCAGGGCAGCAGAAGACCGCGCCGCCGATGCGTGGCAGAACTTCAACGGCATGGTGGAAAGCTACCAACTGATTCTCAAAGAGTTACTCGAATGCAAAGAATAGGGAGAAAGCATGAAAGAGAAAAGAAAAGCAAAACGCGCCGCGATTATTAAAAAGGCTATTCTCATAGCCGAAGATCTGTTTCCAGAGCCCAAGTCCGGCAAGGCGAAAAAAGAATGGGTTGTGCAGTTTCTAAACAAGCACATCGACATCCCACTCATTGGAGAAAAGACAGAAGAGAAGTTGATCGCTTTTACGATCGATGTAGTCCATGATCTGTTGTTTAGGCAGGGTGCAAAATGATGCTGCCGCCAATTCTGCAAGTATTGAAAAGCAAAGGCTATGCAGTCTTTCAGGGTAAGTACAACCTAAATATCGTAGGAATCAGGGCAGCGAATCGCGATCAAAGCGCTGATGAATTCGACGATCTAATTACGTGTACCTATCAAGAAGAAGACGGCTCGCGGTTTATCACCAAAGCCTGGGCAGCCACCACCGATCCGGGTGCTATGGCGTTGCGGTTTCCGGAGATGTACAACGCCGATGGGACAGCGATAATAGCGCCGGGCCAGTATCGGTCGGCCTATGTGATCGGGCTCCACCGCAACAGCTACGAAGCGCTTGTGCAGCGTGGGCCAAAGCCAATCACAATCTACAGGGATGCAGATCGGGATCTGGTTTTTGAGATGTCCGAAGACAAAAAAGAGACTGGCTTCTACGGCTGTAATTTGCACAAAGCCGGAAAGGATTCGCGCAAAATATCGGGGGTGAATTCACGCACCGGCAAGAAATACACGTGGTCGGCTGGCTGCCAGGTTTTCAAACGCGAGCGTGACTTCAACGAATTCATGGATCTCTGCCACCTACAGATCGACGCACACCCCAGCTGGACCACTTACACCTACACCCTAATAAATGAAGAGGACTTGAGATGAGCAAGATCAAAGAACAGATAGACGCCGCCCGGCAAAACACCCGCGTGGCATTCCTTGGAGGTGCGCTGGTTGTGGCGGGTGCGTGGGGGAGTTGTCAGCTTGAGCTTGGCGAGCAAGGCCAAGAAGCTGGCGCAGAGGTTGAGCCCGCACCAGAGCCCGCCGAGCCCGCACCAGAGCCACCAGCAGAAGAGCCCAAAGATGCCGTTCAAAAAGAAGGGTAAGAAATACAAAAGCCCAAGCGGTAAAAGCTACACACCAAAGCAGGTAAAGGCATATTACGGCAAGCGGACAAAGAAGAAGAAATAGCTTTGCAGATCAGGCCGCGTTTGTGTCTCGACAGCCAGACTCCCTCTCTGGTGGCCTGGTCTGCTTTGCCTGGGTTATGTTTAGATGGCACAAACAAAGGGAGTCAATATGTCCGCTATTATGCATTTAACGGGAAACGTCGGCCAGGTAGGCGATCTGAAGGTCACAGCCAACGGAAAGAAAGTGACCAAGCACCGGGTGGCCTCAAACAATCGAGGCGAGACAACCTGGTACACGGTGACGTGCTGGGGCCAGCGTGCTGAATACGCCGCCCAATACATCAACAAAGGCGACACGATCAGCGCCACGGGGCGGCTCGAGGTGCGCGAATACGAGAAGCGCAACGGCGAGAAGGGCTTTGATCTTGAGCTGGTCGCTGACCACTTTCAAGGCATGGGGAAGCGCGTAAAGTTTGACCAGCCAGAAACGCCCGACCGAATGCCATACAACGACAGCGCAGAAGTTCCGTTCTAAGCAAAAACGAAAAAGCCCGCCGGCACATGCTCAGACCGGCGGGCACTCCCTAAACAGTTAGGTCTTTCCAACCCAGAAAGATCTTAGGGTATTTCACACAGCCGCGCAACTATAGCAGGGCTATTCGGATCTCAAGGTAGCCCTTCAAGCCTGGATCTGCCCATTGCTTGCCGCAAGAAATATAAGCGGCGATGTTGTCGTCTTTTAGAACGCCTGCAATTACCGCCGAATCCAGGCAGATTTTTAAGATGTTGTCTCCATCTGGCTTGGTGGTGCAATGCTTGATCGCCAGGTTTTTCTTTCGGAGCATTTCTTTGGTGCGCTCACGAAAGGCGACGACCTCAAAAGACACAGCACATTCAAGCGGTGGGCGGCGCCAGTTTGCCCGCAAAACCAAGGCCGCGTCTTTCTCCCACTTCTTTGTCTTGGGCGGTGTGTATGCCCGCGAGAAATTGCCCACCTTGGTGATTCGTGGGCGCTGCTTACCCATAGGCTCAAGCGGGATTTTGACAGTCCAAACCATGCCGAAACCATAACAAGTTTTTTAGCGTCTTGCTGTTGTGTTACATCTGTGATACGGTCTGTGAAACAACAACCAAATGGAGTCAATAATGAAAAACAAAGACAAGATAATCGACGTGATTGCCTTTCTTTTGGTGATGGGCGGTATTGCTTTTTCTTGCAATCCTGGGGTGATGTGATGGCAGCCAAGACCACCGCGCACCCATTGGCCCGCGTGTTCTTAGACGCCACGCCATGGCAACAGATAGATCTGCACATCGATTCGGGTGTGCTGGTCGCCTATTTGTGGCTCAATGAGGACAAATACGAAGCCGCCGTTAAGGCGCTAAACGATGCCGAATGGCACTGCACACATCACACCGACGTTAGCAGCAGGTGGCGTGCGGTGGCTCAGGCTACGCAGACACAGGTTGTGTTGCAGAAATCGAACAAGGACCGAAAACACCATGAATAAAAAGCACTTAACCTCGCTTAGAATCCCTGGAGATTTGCTTGGCAAAGCCAAGCGGCTGGCAGAGTTGGCGAGCAAAACCAACGCCACCGACGTGGCACAGCCAAGCCGCTCCACCATTATTGTGCAGGCTGTCCGCGCTGGGCTGCCCATCATCGAAGACAGAATCAAACAACAAATCATCAACAACGGAGTCAAAAATGGATGATCAAACAATCAAAGAAAGAACAAAGCTTTTTATGGCTGAGCTTCAGCAAATAGGCGGGATCACGCTTGTTTCTAATAAGCCGTATATAAACCAGAAGGGCTTGCAGCATCTGGCAAAAAAGCAGGGCGTGCAGTCTCAAAAGACCACGCTTGTGCAATGGGCGTGCAATCCCGAAAAGGGCTTCTGGGTTGTGCAGGCTGAGATTGTAGACGCCACCGGGGCAACGCATACCGGCTTGGGTGATGCGTCCCCAAACAACGTGGGGACAAATATCAAAAGCGCTACACTGCGAATGGCAGAAACCCGCGCAATCAATCGCACGCTTAGGCGTGTTCTACGTGGGCCAGGTGTCGCTGATACAAGCGCCGAAGAAATCCCGGGCGTGGGTGATTCGGCAGATCCAGATTTGCCCGCTGGTCCAGTAGACCAAAAAACCGCTGAACTTCCGTGGGATCCAACGTGGAAAGAAGATGCCAAAGAATTTATGCAAATCGCGCGGGAGATTTGTTTGAACAACGGCATGGAGACACTCACCGATATTTCAAGGGACGAATTAAAAACCAATTCGGGGCTGATGGATTACGTCGTGTTGTTTGTAAAACACAACATGCCAGGAACGGACAAACGCCCGTCACAAATGAATCGAAAAGAAAGAGCGGAGCTTTTAGATCAGTTGAGGTCTACTGCTGGTGAGATGTACGAAAACATAGTCTGCGAAAACCGAATTGGTCGGGAGCCGATGCGCCGGGAGCCGTTGCGGTGATGCACAACGACCCCACCATATATGTAGACATCGATCCAACTGGGCAGCGCCTCACGTCTTACCAACGTGAGCAGCGCCGCCGGCTCTGGTGGGCCAGCGCTGAAGACCTGGCCTTCCACAACGCCAACCTGCACGTCTATTACCGCTTGCGCCAGCTCGCGCTTGACCTTGTAAACCGAGGGCACAAGAAGCACTCTATCAAAGGGCTCTTTGAGGTGCTGCGCTATCAACAGAAGTTTGAGACGACCGGCGACAGCTTCAAGCTCAACAACAATCTGACGCCTTTCTATTCTCGATTGCTGATGCAAGAAGAGCCGCGCTTGGCTGGGTTTTTCTATCTGCGAAGATCTAAGAAGGTGAGCGGTGGATAATACGGCACTCGACAATAGAACGCGGCGGCTGTTAAATACGCTGCCGCCGCTGTTGGATGGATACGAAGCGATCGCGGTGGCTATAGCCGAGGGCGACATCAACCACGCCTTTTGGCTGGCCAGGCGCAACAGCGGCAACGCCAAATTACTCTCCAAAGATTTGCGCGAGGTGTACCAGGCGATCGATAGAAAGCGGAGGCGGCGATGAAACGATACGCCTACGCAGATCCCCCATATTTGGGCTGCGGTGCTAAGTTCTACAAGCAGCATCATCCAGAGGCGGCTGTTTGGGATTCGTTAGACGCACACAAAGAGCTGATAGAAAAGCTCGCAGAATATGACGGCTGGGCCATGTCTTTGCATGCGCCATCGTTGCGTCAAATCTTGCCGCTTTGTCCAGACGATGCCAGGGTTGGCGCTTGGGTAAAACCATTTGCAGCTTTTAAGCCTGGCGTAAATCCGGCTTATTGTTGGGAGCCGGTAATCTTTGTTGGTGCTCGGAAGCGTGAGCGGACAGAAGACACAGTGCGGGATTGGGTAAGCGCCAACATCACCTTAAAAAAGGGCTTGCCTGGCGCTAAACCTCCAGCGTTTTGTGATTGGATTTGTGATCTTTTAGGGCTTCAAGATGGCGACACGCTTGAAGATTTGTTTCCGGGCACCAGATCGATGGGTGAAGCAATGGCAAGACGCACGGGCAAAGCTTGGAAACAAGCACCCCTTTTTAGGGAGGGCGCGTGAATGAGTTGGCACTATTTGCAGGGGCAGGCGGTGGCATCTTGGGAGGACATCTGCTTGGATGGCGCACCCGATGCGCTGTTGAGCTTGATCCCTACGCAAGACGGGTACTGCTCGCCAGACAACGAGACGGCATGCTGCCACGATTCCCTATCTGGGACGACGTGCGAACCTTTGACGGCAAGCCCTGGAGAGGACATATCGACGTGCTTTCGGCGGGCTGGCCGTGCCAAGACGTGTCCGTCGCCGGATCTGCCAAAGGACTCGAAGGAGAGCGATCAGGGCTCTGGGTGGAAGTGGCCCGCATCTTGGGGGAGATTAGACCGCGGTACTTCTTTGGTGAGAACTCGCCAGCGCTGCTTGCTAACAGGGGATGGCGCAGAGTACTCGGGGACTTGCACGCGCTGGGGTATGATGCGAGATGGGGAATTGTTGGCGCTCACCATGCCGGAGCGCCTCACAAGCGAGATAGGTTCTGGATCTTGGCTACCGACTCCGAGTGTCTCGACCCATTGGAGCAACCGCAGCTTGAGCCCAGGCGCGGCGGTGCGGTTGACGCTGCACGGCATAGCTCGCGAACGCGGTGGCCAGCTTTGCCCAATATTTGTGGAAGTGGTCATGGGGTGGCCCATAGGTTGGACCGATTGCGAGCCATTGGCAATGGACAAGTTCCAGCAGTGGCAGCGCTCGCATTTGAAATACTGAGCGAAGAATTCAGATCGTGATAAATACAACACGCCCGATAGGGCTTACAGCTTTCACCGGCTTAGGGCTTTTGCCCGCTGCCCAGGTAGCTCCTGGGCGGTGTCGGCCGGTGGGCATGAGGTGAAAGACGCATGAAAGACAGACAAGCACGCACCCCTTGGCTGGCCATGGATCTCCATTGGTGGCCAACGATTGCCGACACATTGCCACGCCCGTGGCCGCCCGAGGCGGTCTATATGGATCTCAGGTGGTACGCTGACCAAGAAGAGCAGGGCAGACACAGACGCCCGAGCCGCCCGGCGTTGTGTGCTCGCTGGGGTTGGTCCGATTGGAAAGCACGCCAGGCAATGAAGGCCGAAGAGATATGGGGAAAGCCTAAGAAAATGAGAAAAACCAACCGGAAACCAACCGATGACCAACCGATGACCAACCGGAATGCAGCACCTAAACCATTGAAAACACAAGAACGCGCCTCGGCAAAGCCTCCAGAAAACCTCCAAGAAACCTCCCCACGCGCGTTAAAACAAAACACAAAAAACAAAACACATATTCTTAAACACACAAAGAGCGCTGAGGCTTACCGGCAGAAGGCAGAGTGTGTGTTTTTAGAGATTAAGAAAAAGGCTGATCACATTTTCGATGAGCACCAGAAGCTGGAGTTTGACCAGCGAGCGCGACGGTTGATCAAAGCGCGATTGGCAGAAGATGGAGAGGATAAGCTTTTTGCGGTGGTCAACTGGTGGGTCAGCTCAAGCCACCGCCGAGCGGTCTTTCTACGTGAGAAGCAACACGGTCTTGGCACTGTTCTAAGCCGCGCGAAGTTCAAAGAATACTACGGCTTTGCCAAGCCACCGCCACCGCGCTTGGTGCCTGAGCCGCGCAGCACACCCGCAGATTTGCCAGGGTTCAGCGCGTACACACAAGAAGATATAGCGGTGGTCGAGCATGATTTGGC